GCAAATGCTCACTTGCCGAAGGATCATTTAAATAAAAGTAAGTGATAATGTATGTTTTCATAAAGTTTCCCCTTTAATGAATCTTAATTTTACTTAATGTTTTGTGGTTTTGCAAGTTTATTTTTATAAAAAAAACCCAGTATCTACAAAGGGGAAAAGGGGAGTAGATACCGGGCTGAACCTATTGGAGGATAGGCGGGGTTTATTGTAGCTATCAATTATCACTTTGTCACTATCAATAGCGCCAAGAAAAGAAAGGCTAAGCCTAGCAGGGTCTCTATGTTATCAACGCTCAAATTTACTCCTTAATCCTAGCCCTCTTACCCCTAATGAATTTTTATTCCCTCTTTTTCTGCTTGCCTCCATTACCTTGTTTGGTTCTACTGGCAGACCGTCTTCATCACAATTGGCAGAAACACCACGAGGTATAACCTCAATTTTTCCGCCCCTTTCTAAAAATTCTTTCACTGTTTCTTTCATTAAAATAACTCCCTTTGAAATTCGCCCTTAAACCCAACTAAATGTACTGTTTTCTTTGTTGTTTCACAAACTGCGGTTCCAACTTCCATCAATACATTATCCTCTATTAGCTTGTTAACCCTTCCAGATACAGCGCCTAGCTCTAAGCCTGTTATCTTGCCTATTTGCCTTCGAGTAAGACGGCCTGAAACCTCAATACACTTAATAACTTTCTCATGCTGTTTAAGCCGCGTTCCATCCGATACTATCGCGTTATAAGCCTCTATGCTTGTTTTAGATACCATGATTTCAATCATTCAAAAATATCAGATTGACCTGACTCTGAAAACCTAGAGTCAGCATCTTTTAGATTTTCTATAGCTTGATTGTAATAGCTATCTTTTAATTCAATTCCTATTCCAAACCTACCCATAGATACAGGACTAAACACTTCGCTACCTACCCCCATAAATGGAGTAAGAACTACCTCTCCCTTGTTTGAATAAAGCTCTACAATTCTATCTATAACATCGAGTTGAAGTGGGTGAACATGCTTTTCGTCATCTTCTTCTCTAGCTTCCCTAAAAGGCAAAACCTCATCAATCCTAATATCATCCCATACACTCGACGCGTATCTCTGCCATATATAATGACTTAACTTGTTTGTTTTTGGGTCTTCGTGATTGATAAATTCTTTATTTAAGTGCTCCCATAATTCATCAGAATTAAAGTCTGTTTTATTTGCATTATTCCAAGCCTGTAAAATATTTGGGATAATTGGCATTGCTCCAAAATATCTTTTTAGCCCGCTTGGATTAGTTACTGGAACCTCGTTTGTTCCTTTTTTAGTAAAAACTAAAACATAATCAGGCATCGCTGTAAAACATCGAGTCGAATCTTCTACTATAAATTTGTGCATTAAAGATTGAACCATAGTACGCATACGAACCTTTAAAGGTTCCTTCCAAATGGTGATTCTATTCCTGTACTCAAAACCATATTTTATATGTAGATTGATTATCTCGTGAGGAAAATCCCAAAGTCTGCAAGTATTATCAAATACATCAGTACAATGTACAGCGGTAATTCTTCCGGGCTTCGTAACTCTCGCCATCTCTTTTATTAAAAACTCGTACTGATCTAAAAATTGCTCTTTAGATTCACAATTACTAAAGTCTCTATCCGCACTTGAATAATTATAAAGACCTGCAAATGGTGGAGAATATACGCTTAAATCAACGCTCTCATCTGGAATGGAGGGTAACACCTCCATACAATCACTGTTATAAATAGAATAATTTTCTGTATGTGTTTGTTCTTTTGCGCTCATTTTAAAAACTCCGGTATCTTTACCTGTTGATTAAATGCTTTTGTATGATGGTGATAAGGCGTATTAACAGCTTTGTTTAGGCTTTCATAAAGCTGTATGGCCTTTTGTGTTTTCTGATCTATGGCCTCTAAGACTCTGGTTTGTCCATCTGATATAACCATATCTACAGTTACGTTATCTTTTTGACCGAATCTCCAGAACCTACGAATAGCTTGATAATATTGCTCGTATGAATATGTAGGAAAAAAAACAGTGTGCTTACAGTGTTGCCAGTTAAGCCCCATACTTGTCATTTTTGCTTTTGTTATTAATCTTTTAATGTCACCTTGAGAAAAGGCAATTAAAATATCCTCTTTTTTATCTACTGACATTTTTCCAAGTATCTCGACAGCATCATTATCTAACTCTTTTAATAGAGATGATTCGTCATTCAAATTACACCAATAAACAGAGGTTTTATCTCCAGCCAATGCTCTAGCCTTTTCGCATCGCTCGGTAATTGTTTGTTTTTGCTCATGCCTAACCTCGGTAAATGTTTTTGCAGGCTTAACATCTATTAATGTCTGCCCATTTTCATCTACAAGAGAGTTGTTTTTTACGCTGTGTTTATTGACTATTAAATCAGGCAATACATACCCATCATTAGAGAAACCTAAATCAGAAGGCATTTTTACCATTATTGCCCATTGATTAATCCAAGCAAAAAAATCTTCTTCCGCATGAGGCTTTAGGTAATACTTCTCTCCTATGTTTCGACTTCTTGAATCTGTTGAGTTTTGATTGTTTTTAAAGAACTTGGTTAGCATATCCATATATCCCATATAACCTAGAGCCTCCGAGCTTGTTCCTAGTTCAATAAAATCATTAGGACTAGGTGTTGCAGTAGACAAAAACCTATATTTTACTTTTTTAATAAAAGAGGTTATCTGACTTTTTATTTTTCCGTCAAAGTTTTTTAAAATAGAGCTTTCATCTAAAATAACCCCCTCAAAATCCTCATCCTTTAAAAGATGCAGCCTCTCATAATTACATATAACAATTTTACTTTTATGGCTTCCATCTTTTGTATGTTCAATATCTCCTATACCCATAAATTCAGCTTCTTTAAGAAACTGAAACGCAACAGCTAAAGGAGTTAAAATTAAAACCTTTTTATTGGTTTTTTCTACTATATTTTGAGCTATCGCTAACTGTATCAAGGTTTTACCAAGTCCAGTATCAGCAAATATCGCCATCCTTCCCTTTTTTACAGCCTTTTCAATTATGTGGTTCTGAAACTCAAACCCCATTTCAGGCATATAAACAGGGTTAAAGCCGAAATTACCTATTAGGTGCCTTTTTGATTCTAAAAATTGAGAATATTCCATATCTACACCTACATCTCTTCGAGATAAATACCTATACCGCCTGCGCGTTTTTCGCATAAGCTCTCTAGGTTTTTTAATAGCTCGGCAATATCGCCCTGACCTTCCCAGTTTTTCGACTCAATCATACCCTCATTCAATGACTGAATAAGGTATCTAGCATCAGCTATAAGATAAACCGCCTTCCTTAAGTCTTCACATTGATTGTATGTTAATTTCATATATTTTCCCCTTTGTTAAAACCTAATTATTACTTAAATGTATAGTGATTGTAAACACTTATTTAATTAAAATTTAAATTAGCAAACCTATTCAAATGCAATTCACTTTTAAGCCTGTCTGTACCTATTTCCCCGTCACGGTTTTTAGCCGTTATTATTTCTGCAATGTGTTTGTCTGGCGTGTCTTCGTTGTAAACCTCATCGCGGTAACAGAATACAATTATGTCAGCGTCCTGCTCGATTGATCCAGAATCCCTTAAATCTGACATGATAGGGCGCTTGTTTGGTCTCTGTTCTAGGCTTCTGTTGAGCTGAGAAACCGCTATAACAGGGACATCTAGCGACATAGCAAGTAATTTTATATCCCTTGTAATGTTTGTTATTTGCTCTACTCGGTTGTTTCCTTCCCCTTTGATTAGCTGTAAGTAGTCAATAACTACAAGCCCTAGATTTGGGTTTCTTCGTTTGTGCTGTCTTGCCTTGCTAGATATTTGAGGCATTGTGGCTACTGCTTTGTCTTCGATAATAAGCTGTGATTCCTTCATAAGGCTTACACCCATAGAAAGCTTGTTCCAATCTTGCCCTTCAATTTCTCCTGTTGTCATTTTCCTAGCATGAAGTCCGCCAAGGCTACATATTCCCCTTTTAACTAATTTCTTTTTCTGCATCTCAAGAGAGAAAAATAATATAGGTGTTTGTTTGTGTACGGCGTTGTATTCTGCAATGTTCATTGCCAAGGTTGTTTTTCCCATCGAAGGGCGACCAGCTACCACAATCATATCACCCCCTTGTAACCCCATAAATCTATCATCGAGAACATCAAAGCTAGTGGGCACTCCTGAAATCTTTCCTTTGTTTTCGTTTTTGTATTCTATTTCTGCAATTATCCCTTGAAGGCAATCGTTTAGACTCTCTTCTTTGCTCTCTTTGTTGGATACGCTCAGAGCCATATTTTCGGCCTGTGCTAGCTTTTCTTCTATAGGTGCTACCGACACACCTAATTCTGTTATTTTTCTCCCTACGGCCATTAGGTCGCGGCTGAGGGACTTCTCTTTGACTATCTCGGCATACTTTTGAGCATTTGATGTGGATGCTGTGTTTTTTACTATCTCAGCGACATAGGGAAGCATCTCATCACTGTGAACATCAATCTTTTCAATTACGGTTATCAAATCTACCGCAATCCCCCCTTTGCACAATTCAGAAATTGCCCTATACACAATTTTATTTTGTCCATAATAAAAATCTTTCTCCTCGATAATCCCCGCAGTGTTGTCAAAAACCTCATTATCTAAAAATATGGCACCGAGTAAATTCTGTTCAGCTTCCAAAGAACTTGGAGCCTCAAGTAAATCGTACATAATTTTCCCCTAATTAAAATCAGCTAGCATTTTGTCAATTTCTGACCTAGCAAAAGATTTGTCTTGCTCTGAAACTTCCCGCGTACCAGTTTTGTTTTTTTCCTGCTCTTGGTAATCAATACGCCTCTTTGAAACAGACTTTACAATTCTAGCAAATTCAACGAAATCAGGGAAAACCATAAAATCTACTCTTCGAAGTTTTTCCGCTGCTATCTCATCAATGGCTTTTTCAATGTCTGAGTCTTCAATGTTTTTTAGAAACTTGTTGTAAGTATCCGCTTGTCTCTGCAAGCTATCCAGATTACCGAATTGTCTTACAAGCTGGCTATCATGCCAAACTCTACCCATTGCCTTAACTATTTTCTGTGAGTTATTCATAAAATCCCCCTTGCTGATTATTAAAACTTTTTCAACTTCTCGGCATATCCCATTCCATGCAGTTTTTGTGATCGGAGCCTTCTTTGATTTTCTATGGTCAACAAAGTCACTCAATACCTGTCGATCAATATCTGGATGTAATTCAATTAATTCTGTTAGAGCAAAACTTGTTTTGCGTTTATTACTATTGGTTAATGGTTTATGGTTAGTGGTTAATGGTTCTTGGTTAGGGTTATTTTGGCTTTCACTTGGGTTTTCAGAAACAACCGACTGGGTTTTTTTGGGTTTGTTTTTTGGCCTTCCTCCTTTAGCTCCATTCTCTTTATTTTTCAATGACTTACCTTTGTACTCGGCTATCAAGTCATCGCAATGTTTATGGGTGTGCCCTTTTTTTGTTAAAACAAAGAAGTTTTTTAAAATATTTTGCGTTGCGTTTTTTTCTTCTTCTGTGCGCGCGCCTATCTTCCAATAAATAGAATTTATATCACAAGGAAGGGGTTTTTCATCAAGGTAATACTCATCAACTAAGTGTCGATAAATACCATGTTCTAGAAGATTTAGCTGGGAAGTTCTACGGCGATAGTCGCCTATGTTAAATTTGTAGTAGTGCATAAATATCCTTGTTTTTTTTGCCTTGCTAGCTAT